CTTTTGGTTTAATAATTAAGTTAACGTAAATTTCTTCAGGAGTAGGGTCTACGATTATAAAAGGATTACTAGTATCACTAACAGCACCACCTGATCTTCCGGTACCTGTAACCCATATTGGATCATCTTCACTTGGGGCAACTAATTTGTTACCTCTTATTTTAGCCCATTCTTTTCTATCCATTCTATCAGCTATAGAAACAGTTTGGCTTCCACCATTAACCCCATCATACGTTGCTTCAACAACACCTATTTTCATAACTTGTCTACCGCCAATGTAAGTCCAAAGTTGATAGCCATTAGTAATACCCGCTTTAGACCAAGTACCTTCATCTGTAATAAAAGGGGTTAGCTTGTTTTCAGCATTTATATAAGAGTTAAAAAACTCGGTATCGTTTTGTGTATTGTTTTGATTTTTTCTATTAGCCTGGTCGGCATCGGGAAAGTATGAATTGAATATATCTAACTGCACCTGAGTAGCAATGTTGTTAAATTCATCAGGTGTAATATATCCTCTTTGTTCTTTATTAAGTATGTAAAGGACTGTTTTGTATACTGTATTTACGTTTACTGCCATTTATATTTGTTTTAAATAATAGAATATAGAGGCGGCAGCACCACCTCTATAACTATTATTACGTGTTTATATCAATTTTTTCTCAATTGATCTATATACTTCAACGCCTTCGTCTGTTTTTAAGAATGCAGCGAATGCGGAGTATGGGTTTTCATCGAAAGGAACAGTCATTAATTTTCTATTTGTAGCTCCCCATGTAAACGTTCTTTGATCTTGAGACAGTTTAATAAGTCCTAACTCAGCGGCTTTGATACCAAAGTTTCTAAGCTGTACGTTATCATCATTTGCTAATTCAATAAATAATATTGGATTTCTTTTAGCAAATATTAATAAATCTCGTTTAATTTCTTTAGAAGACATATTAGATACTTTAGATCCTAGCTCAACTCTTAATATAGCCTCAGCTTGATCAACTTCCATATCTCTAGCAGCCATTAAAGCGTCAATTTCTGCTTCAATCCAATCTAATTCATTTGTAGCTTCTAATACTTCATCTTTTTCAGTATACTTATGCCCTTTATGAGGGTGATACAATGATAAAAGCTTTTGTAATTGCTGTCTTTCTTTTGGAACATGCAAGTGACCATTTTTAAACATAATATGTCCTAATGTACATTCACCTTTTTGCTCGTCTACAAAAACAGAATTTTGATTAGTAGCGTATCTAATTTCTTTTTGTACTCCATTGTTTTCATCAAACCATAGTAAAGGATATTTACGTGTATGTCTTGATGGTAATGTAAATGTTAAAGGCATTTTATTTCCACTTAAAAAATAATGCCTATCTTTAATTTCCCATTCAGGTTTTTTAGGTTTTGACTTTTTAACCTCAGCAACGGGTGTTTCTAAAATTTCAGTTTGTGCCTCAACTGTTTTTGCAGCAGGCTTTTTTGCAGCTTGTTTTGCCATAATATAATATAATTAAATAATTTAAAAAATAATAAAACCCCAGGTCCGAAGACCCGGGACTTTAAATAAATCTAGTCTAGCTAGCTTTGAAAAGTACGAAGTTATTAGCTCCTTGAACACATAAACATCTTTCAGATAAGAAGTGTACGTTCATTTGATCTTCATCAGAAGTATAAACTCCTCCAACAGATCCAGTTATCCAAGATTTCATTCTTCTATCGTCAGCTTCAGAAGCTCTATAACGAGTATGTAAGAATGGACGTCTGATGTTAGTTCCTAAAGTTTGATCATAAACAGTAGAAGTTCCAGCAGGAATTAATACACCGTCGATGTTATCAGAATCTCCAGCAGCAAAAGAATTGTCACCACCACGAGTGGAAGCATCGTTTAAGTATTTCCAATCAGTCTTGTAGAAATCATAAGAACCTCTTCTGAAACCAGTAAATCCAAGATTTAAAGCCATATCAGCAGAGTTTTCAAATAATCCATAAGCAGTACCACCATTAGCACCAGCAGAAAGACCAGCTAACATATCATCAATATCAAGAGAAGTTTGTCTGTCTAAGAAAAGCATGTTTTCTTCGATAGCTCCTTGAGAATCTAAGTTCTTAAGAATATCATCAAACTCAGGAAGAGTTCCACCATATCCAGTAACAACGTTACCTCTGCCTTCAATAGCAGCAAAAAGACCTTCAGTACCTTTAGCTCCTTGAGCATCAGCAGAAATACCACCAGTACCAGCAACAGCTTTTTCAGCTTCAACTAAAGTCATTTCTAAGTAATCGTTGAATCTCAAACGAGTTTCACCTTCAGCTTTTAAGTACCATAAGAAACCAGAATCACCAGCTTCAGTAGCAATTTCAACCCATCCAATTTGAGCAGTGTCAGATCCATTAACTCCATATTTATCTTTAATGATAATAGGTGAGTTACTAAACTGAGTAAATTGAGGATCAATAGTATCTGCTTGTCCGCCAGTTCCTTTATTGAACTCAGATCCAAATACAAATACTTTTAAAGGAGTACCAACAAGAGCACCAGGCCAAGTAGCAGCGCCAAATGGGTGTGCTTCAACTGTTGTAGCTGTAGTTCCTTTTACAATTGCTTTTGATTCTGTACCAGTAACAGGATCAATAACTACAATTAAAGAATTAAGTCTAATAGCTTGATTTTTACCAGCAGCAATAGAACCAGCACTATCTTCGATAGTAATAGTAGCATCGTTATTAGCTGCAATAGTACAAGCGTTATAAGAGATGTGTAGTCTGTTTTGTTCAGACCATACAACTTGATCAGATGTCATTGGCATTTCAGCGCCAACCATGCTTAAGAATCCAGAAAGCGTACGGTTTCCATATCTTTCTATTTCTTGTTCGTAAATCTCAGGTAAATACTGCTGAGAGAAGTCATTTCCAGCTCCACTTGTAAAATCTAAGTAAGAACCTGGAGTTATAGCGCCTTTGGCGAGTGTAGGGATTAACGTCCCAAACGTAGGTGCAATAGCCATAATAATACGGTTTTAAGTTAAAATTTCTTTTTAATTTTTAATTTACTAGAGTCAACACCATTAATAGCTTTTACTTTTATACCGTTTACAAACACGTCTTGCCCTGCTAGAGACTTCCGGGCCTCGCCTGAGATATTCTTAGACTTAGCTTCGATCTCTTTAATAGCATCGGCTTTACCTTGTTCGTAAAACTGTTTAATTAAAGTGTCAGCGTTTCTAGCTGCATACATAGCTTTGTGATAACCTACTGGATCTTTTACACTGCCATCTTCGTTAAGGAACTTCCCTAAAACATTGCCAATGTTAGATTGTGTTTCAGCTACCGCAGACGGATTTGATAACTTATAATTTACTTTCTTTTCACCTAAATTGAATTCAAAACCTTTAAACTCATTTGAAAAGATTTCGTTACTTTTAGTAATAAAATCCTGATGCTGTTTTTCTGCAACTTCTTGTTGTTGACTATATCGGTTGAAAAAGTCTATCGCCTTTTGTTGCTGTCCAGATACACCAGGTCGTGACTTCACTTCCTTGTAGTAATTATCTTTCAAACCATTCAAAAAGGTTTTAGCTTTTGCTACCTCTTCTTTATACGCAATTTTCTTTTTGCGTATTTCTTTATCATCATCTACATCTTCATCGTAAGTAAAGTCTTCCATAAGTATACTTACGTCTTCTGCATCTAGATGAGGTTTACTTTGTTTATAGTATTCTCGTAATAATACGTTACTATCAACGTTAGAGTAATCGGCGTTTAATCTAACATAGTCTTCTATGCTGCCGCCTGTTTCACTCATAAATTTTACAAGACTGTCTACGTTTTCTGGAAGTTGGGCTTGTGCTTGTGCTTCCTGCAATATTGCTTCTTTGTCTTGTAAGGTGGTGGCACTCTCGTTGCTGCCTTCCACTGTTCCTTCGGTACTACCTGTAGCTTCATCGCTAATTTCTTCAATTACATTTTCTTCTTTTTCTTCAACGGCGTTCCGTACTTCTTCAACCACTTTTTCGCTGTTTGTCGCGTTTTCGGGTTGTCCGACAATATCATTGCTATCATCTGTGATTTGCTCTTGAACGGCATCTTCTTCTTTTTTTGGTGGATTAGCTAAGTCAACTTTAATAACTTCTGGCTGCTCCATGTTTTTTAATTTAGGCTTCTTTTTTATTTTAAAAGTGCCTTCTTCTTTTACTTCAGACATAATATAATATAATATAAGATTAATAAACTATTTTACTTTGGATCGAATTGTTCTAAGCCAAATCCACCCATGGTGTCAAAGCCGGCAGATTCAAAATTCTTTGGCCCTCCAGCTCCTTTTCTTTGTTCAATCAATTCTGATTGTTGCGTCGCTTGTATTTTTGTTCTTTCGTCTTTACGATCTTCTTTGTATTCTTCATTAGTTTTCTTAGCGCCTTCTCTAGTTTGTGTTAATTGCATGTTAAAATCAAATTCAACTTGCATTAATTGTTGTTTTAAACTAGCTTCTGTTCTAAGCTTTTCTAATTCAAAACCGGCTTTAGCTTTTTCAAGTTCAACTTTACTAGCGTTAAGAGCTTGTTGTTTTTGTACTTCAGCAAGAGCAGCAGCTTCTGATGCTTGAGCATTAGCTTGTGCCTGCGCTTGAATATTAGCTTGTTGCGCAGCCTGCATTCTTTCTTCTTTCTTTCTACGCTTTAACTTGATAGCTTGATTAGCTAAGTCAACGTTTTTAATATTACGTATATCTATCGCATCTTCCAGGTCTATACTTCCTGACTGCAGTGCTACTTGTATATTTTGTTCTAACTTGGCTTGATCTTCTTCGTCTGGCTCTAACTCTAAGTAAATACCAAAATCAAATATATTTTTATCTTTAATTTCCTCTAACGCTTCAACGTTAAAAGGATTTATACTGTGTATTAAAGATGAATAAGTTAATGGAAACTTAATAGCATCAGAAACTCTAAGCGATATATTTTCACAAGTTTTTAATGTTAAATATAAACTAGCTTGTAATATATGTCTTGTAGCTGTGTTAGAATTAGCAGCAGCAAGTTTTTGAATACCTACTAAAGCATCTTTATCCGGTGTGCTACCATCACGTGCTTCGTTTAATCCCGTCACATCACGTATCATCTGTAAGTAATACTGGTATGTATTAATTAAAGAAGCTATTTTAGCTTGACCAGATGATGTTTGTAATTCTTGAATAGGTACTTTACCTCTGTTTAAATCACCGTCTTGTGTTAACGATCTACCAACTATACTACCAGTTTGAAAATACATATTAAGTGCTTCCGCTGGATTGTAATTAGTACCATTACCCAAATCAACTTCAGCTAAACCATCAACATCAAGATATATACCGTCTGGCACCATTCTTGACATTACTTGTTGTAGCTTTAAATGTGTTAATTGAATCATGTCAGCAAAGCTGGTTATACGGCCTACTAAAGATTCAATTCTACCTTTATACATTTTAGGAGCACAAATACTATAATTCATTTGAACTTTTGTTGTATCTGCATATGGTCTTGTCATATTTTCTGCAAGCTCCCATTTAAGCATTTTATTATGACCTAATATTTTTGCACCAGAATAAAGAACTTCTATTGCTCTAAACGCTTTTTTAAAGTTGTCGCTTTCTGGTGGGTTAAATTCGTCGGTTTTTTCAATTGCTTTTTCTAAACCAAAATCAGTTTGTTTAATTTTAAATACTTGGTTTTTAAATGTTTTGTATTCAAAATAAATAACCTGAACAGTATTATCATCATTATTAGAATCGTAATTATGTGTATAATTATAATTATTACTATTGTATGATTGTATTTCTTTTAAATCTTCATCCGTTAAGTAAGGAAATTCTTTTTTAAGTTCTGGTAGTGAAATGTTTTTAACTTCACCCACATAATATAAATCTTCAAAGTTTGGATCTTCTGTGTAGCTATAAACAATATTAGCAGGGTCTACATAATCAACAGTAATACCTTCAGCTTGATTAAAACTTGTTTTAGTAGCAGCAATACCTATAATAGTTAAATCTTCTATTAATCT